TTTCGCTCGTATTATGCAACAACGAAATAATAACAATGGAGGAGACAACTCTCAACCATTGTTACCAAAACAAAACACCGACACCAGCAATGGCACAACTACGTCTCATAAAACGTATAGCGCTGTTACTGCTAGAGGTGGAAAAGTGCCAGTCGGCAAGAAGAATCCCTCGGGACCTTCTGCTGCGGGTAAACCTCAAACGGGGAATACCGGCCGAACTTCAGACAGTGACAAATCCAAACAAACCAACGATTCTAAATCAGGATCAAATTTGGGAGGAAATAATAACAAGTCTGGAACGGCTGAGCACACTAAACAACCATCTCGGAAGTATACCTTGCCCTCAGGATATGCTGCCAAAGATATCTCTAAAGCGGATGAACTTAGCGACAACGTTAATTGGAAACCATATACTGGAATCCCGCGTAAATGCCATCCATGTGCTGACAGTGCTCGCGCACTCGCTACTCTCAAAGTACTCACTCTCGCCGGAAAACAATCGGATGTTGTGGTCGATTTGTTTGGCCATTGGAGGACTGAATCAATATGCAATACTAACAATATTAGTGGAGCATCGTTTAAGTCTAAAAAACCAAACAGCCCGAAACGTCTAATTGTTACTATTCCAAAGGAGGAAGACTACTGTGCCTCGGATCAATCGAGGAGAGGAAGCGTCCCAGAGCCCAGCAAACATGGGACTCACTTGAAAGACTCCACACTAATGATGGTGGACGTCTACCAACTCACACCGAAACAATTTGTTTCACGAATGAGGACCTACCATTCTAAAGTAGGTTATGTCGTGCGACAAATGTTTTGTGGTGAGGCTGGCGTCAATTTCAACGGTGAGTGTCCCTGGCGTTATGACGAAGGAGAACTACGACAGGTAGTAGGAAAGGAGTGCGAAAAAGCACCTCATCCACGCCGCAATGACCAATTGTGGAGCGAAACGACGATAGTCGAGGATGTTGGTGATGACAGTACTCAGGAGTACACTATCACGCAAGTATGTACCGTAAGCGACTATGAGATATTGGAGGTAGCACCTGCACAGGGATTGCTTCTAACCACGATTGCTAGTTTGATGACTCGCAGAAATACCCGGACCCCAATGGTATCTCGAGCATCCTACACCAATATTCGTGGCGAAAAGGTTAGCGCATTGATCCTAAATGACGCTATCAATTTGGCTGGTCTGTACAAGTTTAAGAACAACACAGGCTGGAACAAAGCGACGATGAAAACTTATATCTACGACAGCTTTCGCAAGAATAAAGTCGGCCAATTAGAGCGAGTTTTCGAGACCTCAGAGATGGAACAACTAATCAGTAACAGCATCAACTACATCGTAGCCGATGCCGAACACATTAGAACTAGAGCTTATTACTTAATTGATGAAGTCGTTGAGACTCTTTCAATCAAAGCGGTGGCATTGATCGATGTGTTGCGAGAATTCTTTGATTTTGACCTGGGGCTAGGGGACACACCAGCACCGGTTTTTTTCAAGGACCTATTCAGTAATTTGGGCAAGTACATTCGCCGATATCTCATGATCTTGTGGGACTTCGGTATGGACGTCACTACACGCCTTGTCTCATTCTTTAGGAATGATGACAACAGACTTTTGTCTGCCCATCTGACTGCCAGGACCAAAAACTTCAGGTCTATAAACGCTATTCAGCTAGACTCGAGGTACTTCGCGACAACAACTTTCAGAGTAATAGAACCATTACATGTCTCACCATCGCCCCAATTGGAAGGTGTTAATAAATCCGTCGTCTCAGATGAGGACCTCGGTAATTACTTGGCCGCAATAAATGAAAAATACGGAAAAGACCAAGACATCAAAGAAGGAATTTATCACTATGCATCGTTTGTTAGCCCGTTGCAACCGGCAGGTTGTCTCGTCAAGGCTCTGAACAAAGTATACCCGGCCACTCCCATTGTGAACTGTATCGTTAGACAAAAAGGATACAATTTCAGTGACGAACTCATGTGCGCTTCCGACAAAAATGTAAATAAATGTAAATACCACAATAAGTGGATGAAAGTCGCGGAAGTATTTAAAGCATACATGGGTGAGTCTAAACTATCGGACAGTGACCATTGGGTCGAGTATACCAGTGAAGAATGGGTCAAGGACGCAGATACCGCAGCTAAACGCAAAAAATACGAAGATGTCAGAAAACAACTGGAGGAAGATCTATCGGATCCGAAATTCAGGGGTACAGCCATGCTCAAAAGTGATGAAGCCCAAATACTTATGGTAGAGAAAGAGGAGGGAGATGGTACTAAATATAAAGGTAGAATCATTGCAAATATCCACCCCGAATCTTCCTATCAATTTGCTCAAGTCAAAACTGCTTATAAAGCTCTTGCAGATATCGTCTCAACCAGACACTTACGCGTAGGTGATATCTCGATAAGGGCAATATTGTGTTCAGCAAAAAGCTCCGAAGAACTGTCAAACCTCAGAAACGAACTTGTTTCGTCGATGGTACCCAATTCGATATTATTATTGGATTCGGGAGATGATTTACTAGTCTATTTCAAAACCGCGGAAGGGGAGTTGAAAGCATGGGAAGGCGATTTTAAGTCCTTTGACGGCTCACAAGGCGCCCACGCACACTACTTCTTCTTCAACGTTTGTAAAATGATTGGAATTCCGGAGATAAGCATTACCTTCTTTAAAGACTTTGTAGCCAACACATCGTTGTTGATCAAGGTCAAGGATAATGACGACACCAGCAGAAATGTTAAGAGTGTTTTACCCAGGGCTTGGATCATGAAGTCCGGACAAGGAACTACTACATTGCAAAACGGAATCGATAGCTTAGGTGCTCTCATCTACATTTTAAGTAGGTGGGCCAACACCATTGGTGAGATTACATTGGAGAACTGGCAAAGTTTTCACGACACGGCATTGACTGAAGCCCAGACTTTAGGATATACGTTGATCGGTGAGAACCACGAACAACCAAACAACGCTTCATTTTTGAAGGGTTGGTTCGTACCAACTACTAATGGAAATCACATATTTTTGCCTTTGCTATCGAGACGCTTGAAAATGGGTAACTTGAGGACGAACCCTATGTCCTTCACTCGTTCGCACGATCTAGATCATGCTGTTAGAATCGCTCAGTACATGGAAAGCCAGGCTGGGCTCGGGATTCCGCGAAACTACCCTGTAATAGGAAAATACTTGGGCGATTGTGCCAAACGGGGTATTTCCACTGTCAGAGATTACAAACCAACTTTTGGAAGAATCGACTATTCATCACCTACTGAAGCTCTCGTAGATAGAGAGCAACTTGATTTAATGTTATTAAGTAGGTACAAAGCTACCAGTGATGATTTAGATGAGTTACATGAGACTCCTGACAAGCCCTACGTTATAGTAGGCTCTCCCCTCGCGAAAATACTATATGAAGCGGATTATGCAGTATATCCCACTTCAGGTAAGCAACATGAGTACACACCAAAACGCGTTGCAGGAGAGGCCTTTTTAGAAGGTGCAAACGAACCCACTATTGAAGATGTTAGTGAAGAGTCATCCTCGGATGATCTCGACATCTCCCAGTAGTCATACTGATTAGACTGGCGTAGGGGAAAATTTAATCTAGTTTATACCATAAACAAATTAAACGCATACTATACTGTAAATATGTCAAATAATAAGCAGATGCAGAAGTCCAACCAGAAAAGGTCAAACAACCGCAGTCGTGGATCGAACCAAGTAAGGTCCGCGCCAGTAGCCAAAACACAAAGAAACCGTGTCAAAGGCCCTTTGATGACCGGGTTACCACGAGGTGGGATCCGTGTCAGACATAGAGAATATCTTGCAGACATCCTGGGATCGGTGGCGTTCGAAAGTTCGTCTTTCCCGATTAATCCAGGACTGGGCAAGTCATTCCCTTGGCTTTCAAAGGTTGCTAGTAGATACGAGTCATACAGATTCGAAAAGCTTGATTTTTCTTATCAAACCGAATCTCCAACCACAGCTACTGGTTCTCTTATCCTAGTTATGGATTATGATCCAACTGACGCAGCACCAGATTCAAAGACAGCAGCACTCGCCTATGAGGGTGCTGTTAGGTCCGCGCCATGGGACCGTTGTCTATATAGGTCGCACAAATCCAACTTATCAAAGAGGAAAAGTTACTTCGTTAGATGTGGTAACCTGCCCTCTACAAGTTCTTTGAGCTTGCACGATGTTGGTAATTTGTTTGTGATCACACAAGGTCAAGCCAGCGCAGCAGCGATCGGGGAACTGTACGTAGATTATGACGTAGTATTCGAGACACCACAACTCGAACCTTCAAGTTTGTCAGCAAGCATGATAGCCGAAACAGGCGTTACTAACGCGATAGCCTTTGGGACAGCACGAACTGTCAATGGTTGTTTGGACGTATCTTTTAGTTCAAACACAATAACCTTCAACCAAAGTGCGCAACTTCTCATGAGCGTGGGCTTAACCGGAACAGGGTTAGCCGTCACGTCATCATCAGGCGGTACCGTAACACCATCGTTTGTGAGTCAAGGAGGTCCAGCCTCCACAGCTTACCAGATCATCTACAAACTAAAAGTTCAACCGGGTGATACAGTCATTTTCGATTTCAGTGGTTCCACAACACTGACTAGAACAGAAATCCAGTTTGGCGAATTCGAATTTGCATTAGCTACATAAACTACTATACCGGACGACAAACACTATAAAAATATAATGGGGTGGTGCCCGAAAAAGAAACACCAATAGTCCGACACAATCACAAAACAAAACAGCGTATTATAAACAAATTAATGGGCCCCCTACCCAGTGACCACTTAAGAAAAATTTACAATTTCGGTTTTATAAATA